ATGAACTTACCTTCTGGTCTAGTATTTTATCTAGATTTCCAGTACGGTAGTGCAAAGACTCCATTTAACGCTGGAGATTCTTTATATGGAAATAGAAACGCTGATAATCTACCATTTGGTAACACAAACGAAGGTGGATTATATGGTTCAGGTAGATTTGGATATTCTGTACAGAATACTCAATCTCAAATTGATATGGTTGCTGGTGATTTCACTACTGCAACTTGGGACCAAGTTAACTTTAATAGTACTTATTCAGCCTCTGTTGCTGCTAATACTTATTATGCTGTAACTGTAGCAACTTCATCATTAGCTGTTGGTGATTTTGAAGGTGTTAAAGGATTCAATATTTTCACTGGATCACTTACTGCTGCTGTTATCACAGGTTCAGATGGAACTGTAGCTGGTGCTCAGTTATCTGAATTTACTGATTATGATGGTGGTGCTGATGTAACGTTTATCGTTACAAAATCTGCTTTTGCTAATGGTGCAAACGTAGATGGTACTTCATCTGTTTGGGTAAACTATCAACTTCAACCTACTGATAAAAACAGAGGTGATTTCGAAGCTGGTAACTCAGTTCCTAACTCGTTCAACGATGAGGAGCAAGATTGCTGCCCAGACCAGGTAATTCCTGAAATTAACATCCAGATGCAATCATCTGCGATTGTTGCTAAAACTAGAAAATTAAAAGCTGTTTGGACTCCTGAGTTCGCTCAAGACCTTAACGCTTACCATGCTCTAGATGCTGAAGCTGAATTAACTTCAATCTTAAGTGAGTACATTTCATTAGAAATTGACTTAGAAATCTTAAGTATGTTAATTGATTCTGCAGCTGCTGGAACAGAAAATTGGTCAGCTGTTAACAACCAAGCAATTACTGGAACTGGTGCTGCAATAGTACAATCAGATCTAGGTTTCTACAATAGCCAAGGACAATGGTTCCAAACATTAGGAACTAAAATCCAAAAGTTAAGTAACATCATTCACCAGAAAACATTAAGAGGTGGTGCAAACTTCCTTGTATGTTCTCCAACTGTAGCTACTATCCTAGAATCTATTCCAGGATTTGCTGCTGATACAGATGGTGATGCTGCGAAAATGAACTATGCATTTGGTGTACAAAAAGTCGGTGCTATCAACGCAAGACAAAAAGTATACAAAAACCCTTATATGACTGCTAACCAAATCCTATTAGGATATAGAGGTGGCCAGTTCCTAGAAAGTGGTGCTGTATTCGCTCCGTACATTCCATTAATTATGACTCCACTAGTATACGATCCAGATACGTTCGTACCTAGAAAAGGTCTATTAACTAGATATGCTAAGAAAATGGTAAGACCAGAATTCTATGGAATTATCAACGTAGCAGGTTTAGATACATTATAATAGTATTTAACTTTTCTTTATAAATTAACCCGGTCTTTTGACCGGGTTTTTTTATTTTAGAATATTTATAATTATAATATTTTACTTCATATTTATAATAAAATAAAACTATGGCAGATTGTGCACCTACTGGTTCATTAGAAGTTTTCATTAGAGAAAGTATTAAATTACCTAATGGAAATGAAGAGGTAGCAACAAATAGTAAAAAAATTGCAAACGTAAATCAATTAGTAAGAAGAATAGATACAATATCGGCTAATTGGGAAAATACGGGAGTTGAATTGCTAAGATTTGTTGATGACGAAGCGTCCCAAGTGGCTGGTTCCTTCGTTCGAGATACCGTTAAATACATGAGATTTACTAATTTATGTGAGACTAACTATATATCTCTATACTTAGTTCAAAATAGCCCTGATTCCGATTCTCCTAATACAGATAATGTAGGTTCTGGTGATGAAGGTGTATTTAGAATTGACCCTGGAAAATCAATGATGTTTTCTAATGCACAGTTTGATAGTTCAAATTACTATGATTATGTAGTAGAGGGATATGTTGATTTACAATATTTTTCACAATTTGCTTCATTATATAGTATAAAAGCAAAAGCAAATAACGCAGATGTAAGAATAGAGTACCTTGTAGGTTCTTCTTAATATTTATAATAAAATAAAAAAATTAAACAATGGCATTAACTTATAGAACTGGTTCAGGTGGAAAAGGTTCCGCTCTAACAATAGAAGAATTAGATAACAACTTTAGACATTTTACGGGATCACATGATGTATCTGGTTCATTTACTGTATCAGGTAGTACTACAATTATTGGTGATACAGTTGTAACT